AAATGGATTTAACTGGATTAAAGCTGGAGGCGTGATGGCTCACTTTGCAAAACTTGACGAAAACAACATTGTCACGCAAGTAGTGGTGGTCAACAACAAAGACACGGCAGACGCATTTGGCGTTGAGAAGGAGCATATCGGCGCAGCACACTTAGAAAAGATTCTAGGTGGTACTTGGAAGCAGACGAGCTACAACGGCAATATCAGGAAGAACTACGCGGGCATGGGCTATTCATACATGCCGCCGCCGATTGACGGGTTTGTGCCGCCGCGTCCTTTTGAAAGTTGGAATTTGGACCCCGACAATTGTCAGTGGGTGCCTCCTGTAGCGATGCCTACAGACGGCAAGATGTATAGCTGGGATGAAGACACAGTCTCTTGGTTTGAAGTAACAGGATAAAGATGTGTTCGGTTTTAGCGCCTATGCACAAACTCCATATGCGAGTACCGCAGGCGCAGTAACGCCAAGTACAGACAATGCAATTAATGAATCTGCAACTGGCGTTGATTCGTTAACTGCACAAGCTGATATATTAGCAGCCATAACGGAAACGGCTGCTAGTTCAGAATCTGTAGTTGCTACAGCAACACAACAAACAAGTGTTGACGAAATATCAACAGCTACAGATTCCATTGTTTCTGTAACAACAACCAATAACAATATTGAAGAAACAGCCACAGCAACAGATAACACTGATTCTGCAAATATTCGTAGCGGCGTAACGAACGAATCAGCTACTGCTGTTGATAGTACAGATGCCGAGTCTTCCGGCGCAGATGCTGCTGCAGAAACCGCTACTGCCACAGATAATGTAGTTTCTCAACTAACCACAAATAATGACGTTACAGAAACCGCCACAGCTACAGATGCAATTGTTTATGAAACAACAATAACAAATGATGTTGCAGAAAGCGCTACAGCAGCAGAAACCTGTATTGTGGGATTGTCTGAAAATGACGTTGACGAGTCTGCTTTAGCAAACGATGCAACATCTATTACTTACACTATAGGCACAAATATTGCTGAGGTTGCTTTTGCAACTGACGCAATACAAGCAATCATCACATCTACAAATGCAATACAAGAAACTGCAAACATTGCAGATGTTTCAACTACAAATACAACGTATGATCGCGATGTTGCAGAAACAACAACAATAGCAGATGTTCCTGACACAGGCTTTTTATACCAACGGACAATAACAGAAACTGCTACAACAGCAGATCTTGTTTCTGCAATACAACAAGTGCAAAGAGTGATTGCTGAGGTAGCATCAGCTACGGACGCATTGACAACAATTGCGGCTTTTGGTGTAATTCTCAACGAACTTGCACAGGCTCTCGATGCGCAACAGGCGGGCGGACTAAGCAACGTCACCGCTAGCGATTCAGCATCCGCTTCTGATAGCGTTCAAATTGGCGACTTGTGGAGTCAGATTGAAACCCCGCAGATTGCCAATTGGTCTTCTGTAACAATATGAGGTAAGTCATGCCCATCACCAGAACCGCGTTACTTGATTTGCCCATCATTGAAACCAATACCGAGTCAGGAAGCTGGGGCAACGCAGTTAATAACGGACTCACTTCATACCTTGATATCGCAATCGCGGGGATGTCTACGCTAACGGGTTCTAATTTTTCTGGCTCTCCAAATTATGAACTAACACTTGCAAACACTCTAGGAAACGCTAGCGCTTCAAATATTATTTTTAGTAGCGCACAATACGCTACAATTAAAGTTTCCAGTCTTAATGCAAATTCTAATTTAATTTGCCCTTCCTCGGCTAGATCTTATCGCATCATCAATGCAGACGCTACTTATTCTTTGACTGTAAAAGCTTCTGGGCAAACCGGCGTTAGTATCGCGGCTGGATCTACAGCTACAGTAATTTTTAACGGCACGGACTATGTAGCTTCTGGCGTACAAGCCTCCGCTACCCTTACTTCCGGTGCAATTATTAAAGGAAATGGTACAACTTTTGTAACACCTGCAACTGCTGGCACAGACTATGTGGCGCCTGGGACAACTTCGACCTTTACAGCATTGCAAAATTTTGCAGGTACGTCTTCGGTTCTCAGTTCTTCGTTTATTAATTCCACAGAAGTAACAACAATTGTTGCTACATCAGTGCCTGCGACGCTTAACTATGATGTGACCACGCAGTCAGTTTTGTTTTATACAACTGACGCCGCAGCAAATTGGATTCGCTCATCATCTGGCACTCCTCTAAATACCTCCTTGGCTATTGGGCGTAGTGTTACTGTCGCGCTTCTGGCAACGCAAGGCGGAACTCCTTACTATAACACCGTCCTTCAGGTTGATGGAAGTGTAGTAACTCCTAAATATCAAGGCGGGATTGCTTGGGCTGCGGGCAACGCCAACAGCATTGATGCGTATGTCTATACCATTATTAAAACTGCAAATGCAACATTTACAGTATTAGCATCACAAACAAGGTTTGCATAATGCCTTTGCTTCAACACATTGGCAGTTCTAGCGCTCGCGGTTTTGGGTTTGGAAAAACCGGCCTTAGTTATTTTCGCACAATTAATGAAACATCATCTATAAACGATGTTGTTGTAAACTTTCTTGAACGCGTAAGTAGTGCAGAAGAAGCAGGATTAATATTAGATAATTTGGATGCAAGTTTAATAGTACAAACATCTGCACAAGAAACTGCCGCAGCAACAGATAATGTAAGTTTAGAAACAGCAAGAAACGGTATTGCGGTAGAAACCGCAGTTGCATCTGACCTTGTTGACAATATCGGAACATTAAATCGCAGCATTTCAGAAACGTCTACGGCAGCAGATACGGTTGTAGCGAGCACTCCCGCTTTAATTTTCGAAGTTACGCTAATCGAGGATCAACCAATTGTTTCTGCTATACGCGAAGGGCAGGTGTTAGAAACTTCTACTGCGGCAGATTCTATAGCAGGTTTAAGAATTTCCAGCGGTTCTGTTTTTGAGCCAGCAGTTGTCACAGATGCGGTAAGCGCAAACCAAACCCTTGCAAGTCAGATTACTGAAGCTACGGTTGGGACAGATCAAATAGCTTATGACTTTACGCCAGCTCCTATAGATGCAGTAGCTTTGGTATCCGACACTAGTCCTTCTTCTGCTGCTGTAAGTGCATGGAAATGGACAAATACAGGTTTTGGCACAAAATTTACTAGCCCATCGACTGGTGTAACTGATAGTATTGGCGTTGTTTTTTCTCCTTCTGGAAACGCTATAGTCATTGCAACGCTATAGTCATTGCACACGAACTCATCCCAAGGGTTACAGCATTCCCCTGGAGCGGAAGTGGATTTGGCACAAAATATTCGAATCCTGCAACCCTACCTACAAGCTCAGGATATCGCGTAGCATTTTCGCCCGCTGAAGATGCTGTCGCTGTATGCCATGCAAGTTCCCCGTATATTACTGTATATCAATGGTCATCATCAGGATTCGGAACAAAATATAGTAATCCAGCAACTTTGCCGGGTCAAGTTTCTATTAATGGTTATGGAATTGCATTTAATTCGTTTTCAGATCAAATTGCAATCGCTAGTAACGGCAGTCCTTATGTTACAGCATATCCTTGGGATTGGTCTACCGGATTTGGTACAAAATACGCAAATCCCAGTCCTGCATTAGTAGGCGCAGCTTTTGGTGTTGATTTTTCGCCTTTTTCTGATGCAATAGCAATAGGCAGAGAACAACTTTTGGTATATAAATTCGATGGGGCAGGATTTGGAACCAAGTATGCAAATGCAGCAAGTTCACTAGGATCTAATTGTCGTGCTGTAAAATTTTCACCCGCAGATAATGCTATTTTGATCTGCACTAATGGCACCCCATTTATACATGCTTACCAATGGGATTATATAGACGGAATTGGAACAAGCTATGTTAGCCCAGGAGGTGGTTCAGGTGCTGGCAAAGATTGCGCATTTAATCAAGCTGGAGATACTGTTGTTTTTGCAATTACAGGCAGTAAAATGATAGAGGCTTATCCTTGGGATTATTACGCTGGATTTGGAACAAAATACTCGGATCCGCCTAGCAAGCCGGCCGCTGCTAATGCATGGGGTGTAGCGTTTTCACAATAGGAGTTTATTATGCAAGAATATCGTAAAGAAATGTTAATGAATAATCTTGATGCCCGCAAGCGCGAGGTTATGGATTATCAAATTAATATTGAAAATTTTCAATTGGCTTTAAAAGAAATAGAAAATGATTCAAGCATGAATGAATTTAAGCAGCGCATAGAACAGCTACTGGCCGAGCACATTCGTGAACACAAAAAAGCAAGTATTATGCTTAAAGTTCTGGAAGTACAATGTGCTAATTTGGAGCAATGATTATGGAACTTGATGTGAAGCAAGCGCAGCTTGAGGGCGACCTGAAGGCACATGAACGAGAGTGCGCCATGCGTTATGCGGCAATTGAAAAGTCTTTTGAGTCTGGCAGCAGGCGCATGACGCGCATTGAGTATTTGCTTTATGCAACCATCGTTGCTGTTTTATTCGGACCCGGTGTGGCTGCAACCTTTGTTAAAAAATTCTTTGGCCTTTAATATGTTTGATCTTCTTGGCGGCGGGTTACTTGGCTCAATCTTTGGGGGGATTTTCCGACTCATCCCCGAAGTGCTAAAACTTTTAGATAAAGCAAATGAGCGCAAACACGAATTAAACATGTTCCGTCTCCAAACAGATTTGGAAAAAATGCGCGGCGAATTCAGGATGGAGGAAAGGTACGTTGACTACAGCATCCAGCAATTGGATACGATTAAAGAAGCATTCCGGGAACAGTCGGAAACGGCAAAAAATGCGGGACAATTTGTCAGTGCAATATCGGCTCTTGTTAGACCAGGGATTACTTGGTGTTTCTTTTTTATGTACGCAGCAGTCAAAATCGCAGCTCTTGTCATAGCGTTTCAAACAAACGCACCCTGGTATGAGGTACTTTCCAAAAGTTGGGACGCAAATGATTTTGGCGTTTTTACAATGTGTCTTACATTCTGGTTTGTTGGGCGAAGCATTGAGCGTTACAAAGCCGGTGTAAACTAATCATGGGATGGCTCGCCGTTATATGGTTTTGCGTTGGTGCTAATTGCGGGTTGATGGCATTGGAGGAATTGCTGACTCGGGAAGAGTGCCGATATGTTATTGAGGAAAAGAAAAAAGACCTTGAGGCAAGAGGCGCAACCAAGGTAGAACCTCGTTGTGTTCCTGTAAGAACAGATAAGCCGATATGAACGCTCTCACCTTCGCTCGGGATCAGTTAATTAAACCGTTCGAGGGGCTGGCGCGTAAACGTGCAGATGGCTTAGTGCAAGCCTATCCAGATCCCGGAACGGGAGGGCGACCTTGGACCATAGGATGGGGTGCTACCGGACCTGGAATTGTGGAAGGAACGGTTTGGACAATGAAGCAATGTGAAGATGCATTGGATCACCACATCCAGTACTTTGCGCTTGGTCTTGTAAAACTGTCTCCAGCAATCAAAGACGAACCCGACCGGAGATTTGCGGCAGTCCTTTCTTGGGTTTACAATTGCGGCTTAGGAAATTACCGCATTAGTACTTTTAAAAAACGTATTGATGCAAAGAATTGGGATGGTGCCGCTGAAGAGTGCATGAAATGGAACAAAGCTGCGGGAAGGGTTCTTCCCGGGCTTACGCGTAGAAGAGCAGCAGAAGCCGTATTGATGAGATAGAAATGACCCTTCAAAAAATTTTCTTTAAACCTGGAGTTAACAAAGAAAATACTCGCTATACTAACGAGTCGGGGTGGTATGTTTCTGACAAAATTCGTTTTCGTCAGGGAACTCCTGAAAAAATTGGAGGGTGGTCGAGGATTTCTGCTTTTTCTTTCTTAGGAATTTGCAGGTCATTGTGGAACTGGGTAACTTTGTCTTTTGATAATTTATTGGCATTAGGCACTAATTTAAAATTATACATTGAACGTGGCGGAGAATATTTTGACATTACCCCACTGCGTTCCACAGAAACGCTAACAAATCCGTTTTCTACAACCATCGGCTCTGCTGTGGTTACAGTGGACGATACGGCGCACGGCGGTGCAACAAACGATTTTGTTACTTTCAGCGGCGCTTCACCAGTTGGTGGACTTACTCTTAACGGAAACTTTCAGATGACTGTTACGGGAGCCAACTCCTACACAATTACTGCGAGTAGCTCGGCCTCTTCTACTGCGGCTTCTGGCGGGGGAACAGTTACTGCAAAGTATGAAATTGCTGTTGGTCCAGAAATTCAAGGTGCAGTTGTTGGATGGGGCGCTGGCGGGTGGGGCATGGGTCCATGGGGTGTAGGAACAACCGGATCAGAAACTTTGCGTCTTTGGCATTTGCAAAACTGGGGCGAAGATCTTGTTGCTGTTTTCCGTGGTGTTTTCCGTGGCGGCCCTATTTATTACTGGGACTCGTCTTCTGGAGTAACAACAAGAGCTGTTCTTTTATCGGAAACTGGCGGGTCCGTTAGTTTTACAAACGCATCTCCAACTGAGCTTACCTTTGCTTCAGTAATTTTATCCGAAGGAACTGCTGTAAAGTTTAACTTTACAACAGGCGGATCTATGCCAACCGGCGTATCTGCCAATACAACTTACTATTTAAGGAATGTTATAGGAGCTACTGCAAATATATCTGCATCTGCAACTGGGGCACTTGTTAACACTTCTTCTACAGGAAGTAATGTTTATATTTCTAATTTAGAAGATATACCAACAAAAAATAATAATTTTGTAATTTCAGATGTGTTTAGGTTTATGTTGGTTTTTGGCACAACGGAATATTTGAGCGCGGTTCTTGATCCAATGTTAATCCGCTGGTCAAACCAGGAATCCCTTGTAGACTGGACACCCGCATCTACAAATCAAGCGGGATCTCTACGTCTGTCGCATGGGTCAAAAATAATTACAGCAATTCAAACACGGCAAGAAATTGTTGTTTTTACAGATCAATCAATTTATTCGCTTCAGTATCTTGGGCCTCCGTTAATTTGGGGCGCCCAACTTATGGGCGATAATTTATCTATTGTAAGTCAAAATTGTGCTATCGTTGCTTCCGGCGTTATATACTGGATGGGGATTGATAAGTTTTATAAATATGATGGTCGGCTACAAACGCTGCGATGCGACCTTCGACGGCATGTATTTTCCAACATCAATCTTTCACAATCTGACCAAATTTTTGTTGGAACAAACGAAGGCTTTACTGAAGTGTGGTGGTTCTATCCTTCGCAAAATTCTACAGTTATTGATCAATATGTAATTTATAATTATACAGAAGATATTTGGTATTACGGCGCTTTATCAAGGACTGCTTGGTCAGACTCTGGACTACGAGATTATCCGCAAGCGGCAACATATTCCTACAATATCGTTAACCATGAGCTTGGTGTAGACGACGGCACAACAGGGGCAACGGCTCCTATCGCTGCTTACATTGAATCTGCGGAATTTGATATCCAAGACGGACAAAACTTAGGGTTTGTCTATAGAATTGTCCCCGACCTTACCTTTGATGGATCTACGGCGGTTAGTCCAAATGCCACAATGACGCTTATTCCTATGATGAACTCAGGTTCTGGATACAACATTCCACAATCTGAGGGCGGGTCATCAGGCGCTAGTGTAACGCGATTGACTACGGTTAACATTGAGCGGTTTACCGGGCAAGTGTATGTTAGAGTACGTGGAAGACAGATGATCTTCAAGATTGAATCAAGCGGTCTTGGAACCACATGGCAACTTGGATCCCCGCGCATCGACATCCGTCCTGATGGAAGAGCAACTGGACAAGGCGCATGACCTATCTCACACAACCGGCAGTCCCAAACTTCCCGCTGTCTACAAAAGAATGGGACTTTAAGTATCACGATCAGTTTTTGAATGTGTTGCGACTCTATCTTGTAAGATCAAATAACTCAAACAGCAGCCTTCTTGGAACAAATGGTGGTCAATACCTTGGCTTTCCTTATGGATCTTTTTGTGATACTACAGACCAGATTGCAACAAATACCACAACAGCATATCCAGTTACCCTCAACACAACAAACTCCGCGCAAACTGTCTCTGTTGTAAGTTCTTCACGCATTACGTTTGCAATTTCTGGAATTTACAATGTACAATTTAGTTTGCAGCTAGTAAACACAACAAACTCTTCTCAAGATATTGATGTTTGGTTTAGAAAGAACGGGACCGATATTGCAAATTCAAATAGTCGTTTTGGATTGGCGCCTCAGAAAGGAGCAGGAGACCCATATCATACAGTGGGTTCTTTGAATTTTATTGCAAGCGTTACTGGTGGAGATTACATTCAATTGATTTGGAAAACCAGTCATGTGGATGCGTACATAGAGCATTACAGCGCGCCATCTTCTCCAACACGCCCCGCAATCCCGTCGGCAATCGTCACGGCAACATTTGTTTCTACGGAGTAAGCTATGGATGATTTTAATGATTTGTTTAGCGGGATTAGCGACACGGCCTGGGAAGGCGGCGATTGGGGTGGGTACACGGGAGACACGGCCTGGGAAGGCGGCGATTGGGGTGGGTACACGGGATCCGGTGACGCGCCAATTGATAATAGCAACGACACAATTACAGGTGGGGCTCTAATTGATCGAAGCCGTGATACCGTGGCTACCGGCAACGCATCAACCGCCGGAAACATTTTCAGCCGCTTTCTAGGCGGAAAGTCAACGGGAGAGGACAAGGCTCTTGCAACGCTAGGGTTTGGTATTGCCGCTCTTGCCTCGGCCTTAAGAAACAAACCCCCAGAGGTTAAGATACCAAGATATGTGCCTGCGCCTGTGTACAATCGTGGCTTAACCGCACCAATGCTTCCTCCTCAACCACTTGACAAAAAAAGTGAAAGCGGCCAAAACATTTACAACCCTATGGTAGGCCTTCCTTTATTTTTTAATCCAAATCCTTTTCAGTTTAATCCTACAGAAGCTCCTAAAAGATATGGCCCAACTCCAGAGGAGGTGCAGGCTGGTTACAGTGGATATTTACAAGGACTTGAAAGGCTGTATCAAACTCTAGGGCCGCAACCTGATATTCAAATGGGGAGCAACACCGTAACAGGTGGCACTGGAAACGACACAGTAACAGGCGGCGCAGGAACCGACACGGTAACAGGTGCCTCTGGAGGATATCTAAGGGGGCCGGGTGACGGCATGTCAGACAGCATCGAGACTTTTATTGAAGGCGGCCCCACAAGGCAAGAGGCTCTGCTATCTCAAGGCGAATTTGTGATCCCGGCGGATGTGGTATCTGGGCTAGGCAATGGATCTTCGGAAGCAGGATCGCAACGGCTGTACCAACTGATGGACAGCGTTCGCATGGCGCGGCACAATACTAAAAAACAACCCCCTGCAATTGACATTGAGGGTTTGTTGCAAGATGTTTGAAGAATGGCAAAGATGCTCTGGATGGTTGCAAGAAGCTCTTGATCATGCTGGAAACTTGTTCTCTCTTGAAGATGTATGGCAGGCAGTTTTATCGGGAGACGCAGTATTCCTGCCTGGAATAGATGCAGCAGTGGTGGTAGAAGTGCGTGTCTACCCGCAAAAGCGCGTAATGAACTGTTGGCTTGCCGGTGGAAGCCTTGAGGAATTGGAAGAGGTTTTTGCTCCGATGATTCGTTACTATGCTAAGAAATTTGAATGTGAATTGATAATGATCCAAGGCCGTCCAGGCTGGAGGCGTGTGTTCAATATGCAACAGTGTGGAGTTGTTCTTGTAGAAAAGGTGCAATCATGAGTTTAGGCGGACCATCTCAAACAATTACGCAAAGCGCGCCAGAGTACCAACTGCCGTACATTGCAGATCTGTACCGCATGGGGCAACAGATTGCGTATACGCCGTACACCCCCTACCAAATGCCTCGCACCGCAGAAACTTCTGGCACATACCAGCAGGGCGCCGAGGCGATGCAGGCAATTGGAACAAGCCCTGGACTCCTGGGTCAAATTAATGTAGGCGGAAAACCTATGGGGGTGATGGAGGCTTACATGAGCCCCTTTCAACAATCCGTCACAGATGTAGCAAAAAAATCAGCAGAGCGCGATTACCAGCAGGGTTTAAACACACTTAGAGCCAGTGCAGCGCAACGCGGTGCGTTTGGAGGAACGCGACATGCTCTTGCAGAAAACGAACTTATGCGCAACCTTGGAACTCAATTAAGTAATATTCAAATGAAAGGTGGGGCAGCAGCGTTTGATCGCGCATCGGAATTATATCAACAAGATTTAGAAAATCAAATGCAAAAGGCTCAAGGCTTGCAACGACTTGGCTTGCAGGACGAAGCTCGGAGGCAAAGAGACTTAGATCTTGCGTATCAAGAATTTGAGAAGCAGCGGCTTTATCCCCTAGAACGAGCAGATGCTTATCGTGCGCTGGTGTTTGGTCAGCCACAGCCTGAGTCCAGGCAAGCATACAATCAACCGCCAAATCCCTTCGTACAAACGCTTGGTCTTGCAAGTCTTTTGTACGGCGGTATGGGTCGCTGATAAAGCAGGAGAAAGTTATGGAACATATGATGGGCCTTGCTCCAGATATCAATGTCTTGGAGGCAATGGAGATTTTCAAAAATTTTCCAGATGAAGATCTTCGGCCTTATCTTAGAGATCCAAAGCTTGCTGCCGTTGCAGCCGGAGAAATAGATCGTCGCTTGAACGTGCGAAGAGATTTTGAGTCAAGGCAGCAACAAAACCAAGGCACAGTGGTTGAGCAGCTACAGGCTATGTTGCTATCGCCACCACAACAAATGCCACCACAACAAATGCCCCCACAAGAAATGCTGGCTCAACAAATGTTAGATCAACAAATAGCAGCGCAACAACCCCCTAATGTTCCGCAAGGATTGCCCGCTCTTATGGCTTCCGGGGGTCCAGTGGCGTTCCAACAGGGTGGCGGTATTCTTGATAAACTTAATTCTTTTTTTCGCCAAGTAACAAGTTTTGGCTCACCGTCATGGGAAATGGTTGACCAAAAATCACGACCACTTTCAACGCAAACTTCTTCTTCACCACTGGAGCTAAGCCCTTTTGGCAACCAAGTAATTTCTGATCGTATAGCAACTGCCGATGCTCGTAAAGAAAAAAAAGAAGCAGATGAAAAACAACAAAAAGCTCTGTTAGAACTAATTCGCCAAAGGCTTGCGCCACAAACCACAACCACTACGCAATCAAATTCAGGAAAGCCAGCAAAACTACCCACGCTTCCAGCGGTGCCCACAATTGAAGCAACTGCTCCTCTTGATCCACGAGCTTTGCGAGCCAGTGCTGAAGAAGAAGAGGCGTATTTAAAAAACAAATTCCCAGACACGGTTAGCCCCTTGGCTGAAGCCTTGGCAAGAGAGGCGGGCCAGCAGGTTTCTCCAGAAGAGCAGCGCCGTCGTGCGTTCATGCAAGCAGGTATACGTGGTCTAGGGTATCAAGGACGAGACTTTGGTGGCGGTCTGGCAGGCATGTTTGAGGGCTATGAAAATACTAAAAACAGTATCGAGTCTGCCAATAAAGAAGCGAGAACAAATGCGGCCAAAGCGCGCCTTGCCGCAGAACAATACAAAGATGCTTTGCGCAGAAAAGATTATGAATCTGCGCGAGTTTATGCACTTAAAGTAGAAGAATTTCGTCAAGCCGCAGTTGATTCACAAAATAAAGCTAAGCTTGCAAATTATGGGTTGCAAGTAAAAGACTTTGGTGCAAAGCTAGATTTGTATAATGCACAAAACAAAGGATCTGCGCAACAAAAACCTCCGTCGATTCGGGA